GCTCCAGTGAACCAGGGAATAGTAAGAGGTGTTCTGCCTTGGGTTCAATCACATAGTCCCTAGTGTTGAGACCATTCTGCTGACCAGTGAAAGAGAATGCTGCACCGAACCATTGGTTTGGATTCTCGACGTGAAATGCAATCGGATCACCAGTGGGTTGAACGTAATAGACAAAACTGATATGGGAGCAGGAGTGATAATGCATTGGGAATGATTGCCCAGGTTCACAGATACCAAACCAACTCTTTGTAATGTTAACTTCAAAAGCATCTGTGTCCATGTCGAACTTATTCAGATACTCTCTAGTCTTTCTACCAACTGCCTTGAAAAAATCATGCAGTCTCTTGTCCTGATGGACCAATACTTTACCTGCTAGTTCTCCCGTGATCTCACCATTGTTGGTGGGGAACTTATGATCATCGTAGGACTTGTAGATTGCAGGCAAAAACCCTGGCAGTTCAGTTTCGTAAACTGCCAGGGGAGCAAAGGTATGGAAATTATACGCCATACTTATCAAACAACTTGCGGATGTTTTGAGTGATACCCATACCGCCAGTATAAGTCTCTAGCAACTCACCATTTTCATCAGCAATGACAAGAACAGGAGTAGCAGTTACACCATACTTCTTGGCGAGATCTAGATTCTCTTGGGGGATTGGTACATCACTGAAGTCCTCAAGAAAGACTTCTTCGATAACACTAGTGCGTTCATCTTTCAACGCTTTGATATACCTTTTAACTAATCCACAAGGACCACAGGAGTCCTTGGTAAACATAATAAACTTAGTCATCGATCATCAGCAGCACGGTTTTCAGAATAGTGGATGTCAAACTCACCACCAGGATAACGCTTCTCCAGTTTCTTGACGTTGGTCTCAATCACTTCCTCAAAGGAAACGCCAAGTGCTTGGGTTGCTTGCGCTACGTACCACAGAATATCACCCAACTCAATAATAAGATGTTCTCGGTTGTCGTCGTTCCAAGGCTTACCTTGGAATACCATCTTCTTAACGATCTCAAGAAACTCACCACCCTCAGCATTGATGCCAACGCCAGCAGTGAGAAGTCGTTCAATATTGGCACCCTTAGCATCCAGTTCAACAAGACGATCAGCAAGGTAAACAAAATCTTTGGAAGCATCGCTGGTTACTTCGTCTACAAAATGCTCATAACGAGAGAAATCAATAGTCATAGTCAATCGGAAAAAGTTTTACATATTGTTCTGACAGTGGTTAAATTTCTGTCAGTGATTTTATTCAGAAGTTTTCTTTCATTATAGTATACATGCTCTTTTAAATCAAGCATATCCATATCACTAGAAACTACTTCTTTAATCGTCTTGGGGTTTGAATGACCCAATCCCAAAAGAGTTGGAATCCACAGTGCTGGATGAATATATCCATGATATCTATCAGAATCATAATCTCTAAGAAGTCTGGTATCATTGAAATGAATTTTTTTCTTTACCATATCTGGGTAATCAATTTCATTAAAATAGTTCCAGAATTCCGTAGAGGATTTACCTCCTGTATAATGACAAAAGATAAAATCTCTCATGTCATCATACATTTTAGCATACTTAGAGTTATACCATTCAATTGAATCTAAATCTAGATGAACTGTATTATCTCTAAGAAAAGTATATAAAAATTCATCAAGTTGAAACAGTGTACAATGTAAACTTGTAGCCTGCAAAGGTTCTAAGAAAGCAGAAGACAGACCAAGAGATAAACAGTTACCAGAAATAAATTTTTCTACTCTACCAGAAGAAAATTTAATTAACTTTACTTTGTTTACACTAGTTCTATAATATTTTTCGAGTTCGTCAATGCATTCTTCTTCTGATGCGAACTTACTAGAAAACACATAACCTCTACCAATTTTATTCTGAGTAGAAATTTCCCAAACCCACCCATTCTTCATAGCAATTGCTTTTGTATATGGGTGCTTTTCTTTAGTCTTTCTAGTTTCTTCAATTGTGAATGGCATACCCCTATCTACAGGAAGATGTTTAGAATAATCTACCCATTCATATCCATCCATCTCACTGATCAAAACCTTAGAGAATCCAGAACAATCAATATAAAAATCTGATTCAACTTTTTTACCAGACTCCAGATTCAATGATACTATAGTGTTATCATTTTTGTTTATGGATACGACTTTTGCATCTACATGAGTTACATTATTATCAAAACAACGATGTCTGAAATACGAAACAAGAGCACCAGCATCTACGTGCAATGCTGGAGTAAAGTCTGAGAAATGCAGAGAACCCTTTTCAAAGAAAACATTGGTCATTTCTCGTTTTGCAAGAAAAGATGATTCGTAACATCCATCTATGTCAATACCTTTGAGGTGACAGAGATATGGTGCGTAATCAATATAGTTTTCTGATGTTAAAGATGGACCAATAGGAGAATAGAAGTCTCCTCTATCCGACCAATTCTCAAACTTAATTGCCAATTTTGGTATGGCAAATGTTTTTTTGAAAAACTCAGTAAGGTTAACTTCTAATTGTGGTCTTAAAAGAACGTCTAAAATTCTGCTAGTTGTTCCCTCACCAACTCCAACACTGGGAATATCAGAGGAATCTACAATGGTAACTTGAATATTTTTTCTCATCTGAGAAATATAAAATGCAGTAAACCACCCAGCAGTTCCTCCACCAACGATGGTTAACTTCATGGGTTCCACCGTCATACTTTAAATCCTGTAAACTTTTTTAAAATGTCAGTTGGGTTAAGGTCCTCTTCAAAGTCTTGTCCAGAGTCAACAATGTTCTTCTGAGCAGACTGTTCACAATCATACAACCTCATCTTCGCTCTGTCAATACCCACAACAAACCTTTTGTTGACCGTGGGATCGTTGTACCTGTTCTTGAGCTGCTTCACCATAATCTGTCCCATTTGTTCCAACTCTTCCGTTGAAATAAGGGCAAGCATAAGATCAGCAGTAGCAGGGAGACCAAAGGACTCAGAAGTGTCAGTAAGGTCAACGTCACTGCTACCATAACCAGAACGAGTGGTCTGGGTGGCAGATACGATAGGGACCTGGGCTTCGACAGCCAACCCTCTAAGCTCCTCTGCAATTGATTTAACAAGAGTATAGGAATTAATATTGGCAGACCCTTTGTAACGCGAAGAGGCACAAATATTAAGATAGTCCACAAATATAATATCAGGTTTGAATGACTTCTTAAGTGCCAGATCGTTGAGAAGAGCACGGAAATGTCCGACATGAGCAGATGCAGTTGGATACTCTTTGACAATCAACTTGCCTTGAGTCTTCTTAGCAATTCTATTTACCTTGTTCTCAAACATCATCTTCGGCAACTGTGAGAGATCCTGGATATTGACGTTCAGAAGGTTAGCGTCAATACGTTCAGCAATCTTTTCTTCTGCCATCTCCATGGTGATGTACAGAACATTGTGCCCCTGCATCAAACAGGAGGAAGCAACGTGACACATGAACAAAGACTTACCAACACCCGTGCCTGCCAGAGCAATGTTAAGTGACTTGTTGACAAGTCCACCCTTGGTAATCTTATTGAGCATCTCAATGTCAAAGGGAATCTTAGAGTCTACCCTATGGTAACTATCATATCGCTCCTCAAAATCTTCGAGATAATCGTGACCGATGTGATTGTCAAAAGACACTGCAAGAGCATCACTAAGGATGCTTGGGATTGCTTCTGGACCACGCTCACTGTTGTTCCCATCTGCAATCTTGATGGACTCCATGAGAGCAAGATAGATTGCCCTCTCCTTACACCACTTCTCTGTGGTGTCTAGTGCCCATTGCAGATCAGATTTTTCGTCATCGATGTTTTTAATGTACTCAAGCAATCCCTTGTACTGATCATCGGAGATGTTCGAGAGATTACCTGCTTCAATCTCCAGTGCCTCTTTAGAGGGGGATACATTGTAATCAGAAAAATACTTCGATATGATCTGGAAGAGGTTTCTCTCCCCAGAGTCAGCAAAATACTCCGACTTGATGAAAGGTAGAGTCTTCCTTACATACTCCTCATCATTCAGGAGATTCTTCAGGACTAGGTTCTCTACGCTCATCGACAACAAAGGTAAACATCAAGGTGATTCTCTCCTCCTTAGAAGTATTCTTTGGAGAAGATGTATGTAGGTAGGAAGGATAGATGATAACATCACCCTCTTTGACCCAGAGACCTGCAACTAGGTCAGTGTTCCTCCCTAAGAATCTTAGCACATCATAGGAGGGATTGAAGTAGATGTCAGCATTGTGCTGACCTTCTTCATATTTTATGTAATGGACCGCAGTATAATGCCCAGGAAGGTGACAATCTCTATCAACGCTATCACCAGGACCAAGAACAACCAAACGTACATCTGTTATTGTTGCACTCCCATCATGAGACATACTATCTAGATGATCAACAATGATCTCAGAGTAATTACTTAACAACTCTCTGACTTCATCGTTAGCGAAGATAAAAGGTTTATCTACTTCAAACTTATGCTTAGCATATAAGTCCAGAATAGATTGCTTTTGCTCCTCGTCATACTCCAGATAATACTTAGAAAGAGTGGAGGGGAATAGATCTGTTTTCATCCCTCAGCACCATACTTAAACTCCTGACTTGCTGCCCAGTCAAGTTTCTCCATCACTTCGGGGGTGAAGTATTTCTCGGGATTAGCCAGAATAACAGAAGGATAAACAGAGGATTCGTCAACAACGATACGATTCCCCTTGCGGGTAAATACTCCGTACTTCTCACCCAACTCCAGTAATCCATAATACTTATCAAGTCCCCTTGCGTCATAGAACAACCTCGTTTCTACCTTAGAGTTTTCCTTAGTGAGACGGGACTTCGCTGCAGTTGCTTTGATGATGTTACCAACAATCTCCTTGTTGCTGTCACGCTCCTTCGACTTAGAAAGATAAATGATTGTACTAGCAGCATATTTCAAACCGCTACCACCACCCATCTCTTTGGTGGGAACGTAAGCACCAACAACATCATAGGTGTGGTTAGTCACAACCAGAGGCACACCTGCCTTACCCAACTTAAGAGTCAGCACTCGGAAGATTGCCTTGACAACCTGAGCACGAGTCATGTCTTTAGTCTCGCTACCATCAGCAGAATCTTTCAGTTCTTTAGTGGTAGAAAGCATACCGAGAGAGTCCAAGACAAACATCAGAGGTTTACGATCCTCTTTCTTTTGCTCAAGATACTTATCAAGGATCTTGATTGCTTGGGTGCGGAACTCCTGGACAGTGGTGACAGGAACCAACATCATACGACTGCTGTCAATACCACGTTCCTCGATCATTCCTTTTGAGATTGCAGACTCACTCTCAAAATAGATTACCCCTGCCTCTGGGTCATTGGCAAGGAAACTTTGTACCATGCCCAGGCAGAAGAATGTCTTACCTGTGGAGGATTCTCCAGCGATGGCAGTGATTTTGTTGGAAGGTATCCCCCCAAAAATAGAGCCGCTAACCAGGGCATTGAAAATGTAAGAACCGCTGTCCACATATCCACCAATGTCACCGACCGATCCTTCCGATAGGAGTCCTGCATAATCATTACCAATTTCTTTAACAACTTCCTGTAGAAAATTCATGCAAATAAAAACTCAAGATTGGACACTTTCTCCGTCTTCCATCCTATCACGTCAAGAATGATCTGTAAAGGATCAAGGAAGGCTTTCTGGAATTGAGTATCGAAGTTGATACTCCTTCCCAACTCCAGTTCAGTTGGGAACGTATTAAGGAATGAGATTACATTCTCATTGATTTTGTTTGGGGTACGCAGGTGTAGAAACTTGATCTTCTCTCCCTCTTGAATCAGTGGATATTTGTATTCAAGTTTCTTTTTAGCGACATGAAAATTATATAGCAACGCGCCACGAACATGTATAGGGCACCCCTTTGAATACACGGTAGATTGCGATCTGAACTTTGATAATCCATTGACCGACCTCGGAAACGCTATATCTTCGGGCGGTAACGAATTGAATTCATCCCTGAATCTATCTATGTAAGCAATCAGGTCTTCTTCAGTTTTCGACATAATAATTGTCAGGGCTTCCTTAATTGCCTTGCGGCAGGGAGCAGGTGTAGAAGACTTGACTGCTTCAATACCCATCATCTTGAGTTTGGGTTCCTTGTAGCGGACACCCTCACTGTCCCAGACATTCAGGATGTAGCGTTTCTTGGCAGTCCAGATGCCGCTGGAAGCGATGTTCTCTCGCTTCATGAACATCTTCTGATCGTAAGCGTTGGCGTACTCTGCTAACTCCTGGTACGATTTTGTGATGTAGGGTTCGATTTGATTTTGACAGGCATCATCGAGAAACTTGACAATCCTCTCTGTAGGAACATCCTGTACATCAAATACGCGATTAACGAGTAGATCAAGACAGAGATAGATGCTGTCAGTATCACTGGCAATAACATAATCCTTACCTTCCGTTTTAAGTAAATTGTTTAGGTACTGGTTCATTTTGTTTTCGATCCAGCGGATCGACACCTGACCAGACAAGGTGATTGCCTCGGCGTTAGCGAGGTTATAGTAGCGAAAGTATTGGTTGCCGATGGCACCATAAGCAGAGTTCAGTTGGATCTTACGTGCCATCTGAATGTTGTTGTACTTGGAGATCGCCTTCTCCACTTCTGCGGATGGATTCTTTTCATACTCCTGCTTTGCCATCAGCATGAGTTTCTTACTCTGCACACGTTCATCGTAGATCTTCTGCATCATCTGAGGCAGGAAACCATGAACGTCCTTGCGGTACTGTGATCCATTGGCACAGAGGCAGTAGTCTGGATCAGGAGAATCGATCTGTGCCAGCACACGTTCAACAGTGGCAGTAGGGTGTCGCTTGTAGTGCAAGGTCTCAGGCGAGATGTTGTACTGCATGATGAGGTGGGGGTACAGAGAGTTAAGGTCAAATGAGACCACCCAGTCGTACCTACCTGGAACAGGTTCTTTCACATAAGCACCAGCATACTTCTCGTTCTTGCTGCTGCGTTTTGCAGGGGGGACAACAATGTTCTTGTCCCTGAGGAAGTTGTAGATCAAAGTATCCCACATGCGCACCTGGAAGTACACATCCTTCATGTTGACCTTAGCGTCATATGCCAGGGCAATGGCAAGGTCAATCAACTTCATCTTCTCCTCAAGGCGCAGCACGAGTTCCACGTCCTTGATGTTGTAGTCAATGAACTTCTGCCAGTCACGAGTGTAGAACTCCTTGAAGTTCTCAAACTCACTGTGATCCAACTTGTTCTGCCCGAGTTCTACAAAGGCGATGTGGTCAAGGCGATAAGATTCTTGGTTTGTATAAGTAAACTTCTTATACAGATCAAGATAGTCCAGCACGTTGATGCCGTACATGTTGTAGATGATCTGCTGGCGACCCTTGATCTCCATCTCCTCCCTGTGGACAATGCCCCAAGGGGAGATCTGCTTCATCTCCTTCTCGCCAAACAGACGTTCCAAACGTCCACAAATGTAAGGAATATCATACAACTCGACATTCCACCCTGTAAGAACATCTGGGAATGCAGTCTGCCAATAAGCCAGAAAAGAACGAAGTAGATGTTCTTCATCGTCGCAGCAGTTATATTCAACGTCCTTGCGATCCGTGTCATAGGGTCTAGTGCCCCATACCTTAATCCGCTTCGAAGCATAGTCTTGGACTGTAATCGATAGAAGCGGTTCCGCGCACTCATGCACGTTAGGAAAACCATTTTCACACGCAACTTCAATATCCAAAGACGTAATCTTAAGCGTCTTAAGATTATAGTCAACTTCCCCAGGGAACTCCTCGGAGATATATTGGTAGAGGTAACGATCATATCCATGGACATCAAATCCTTCTACGTCACGATACTTATCAACGAAACCTCGTGCCTCACGAACGGATTCAAACTTGATCGGTTTGGCATACCGACCATCAAGAGTTTTAAACTTAGTCTCTTTATCAGTGACGACAAAAAGAGTCGGTGAGAACTTCATCTTCCGTTGGATACGCTCAAGCAGACCGCCAGGTCCCTCTTCATATCCAAGGTAGAGAAGGTCGTCACCGACCAGTTGAACATTGGTATAAAAACTCATTTAGTCACTTGCTCGTATTTGGCACGGATCTCCTCCGTGGGTTCTACTATTGTAGCAAGCGTCTCGGAATAAAGCAAGATATCCTTGTCCACTGTGTGAAGTGGCCAAGGTTGCAGCGTACCATCAGCATTGACCAGATAGGGTTCTTGTAGATGGCAGGAGGGTTCTTCCTCTAACTGCTCAACCTTGCTGATCAGGGTCATCCCCGATCTCAGAATCACTAACATCACTTCCATCGTCATCCTCCAAAATTTTCTCTGCTTCTTCAAACATTTTTTCCATATCTAAATCACCAACTTCTCCAGCAATCATCGCTTCATGCTCTTTGAAGTTCTTCATATAGTTTTCCTCTTGCACTGCAGATAGGTATTGTTGTGCAACACTATCTAGCGGATCATATGCAGTGAGGACGTGATGACCAGGAAGAAAAAAGTCTTTGTCTTTACTCAGTGGTGCCCAAGGGAACCAATGCAACTGGTATCCTTGCTCTCGGTTAAAAACAATGCCACCATCAACATCAGATACAATCTCTAAACGAAATGGTTTGTGCATGTGATACCCAATCGGTTGATTGGTATCAGGATCATACATCTCTTTTACTTCTGTAATGACCTCTTCACCAGATTTCAATAGCAAAAGTTTTACACTCATTCCACTTCACCACCCATCTTACGAACATTCTCGATGTATGTATCACGAAGACTTGGAACAGGTTCGAGAATAGTCACAACGTAGTTTGTATTGATTGGCATTTGAACATCCGAGGTCAATGGGCACCAGGGTTGATAGTGAACCTTTACCTCTGGATCCATAACAATTCCAGTACCATCAAGTTTAGGATCATCGAAGGTTACTTTATATGGGAAGTTAAAAACCCATGCTTGACGTTCACCAGTGTCTTTATGAACTGCCTCTTGAACATCAGCAATCACGTTAGTTCCGTCCATCAGAACGACAACTTTTACTCTTTCCGAATTTACCATGTTGAGAATACTTTTACTTACTATTATAAAAGGGTCCCTGACCTTTGTCAAGGACCCAGCGATTATTTAGGATTTGATTTCAAAGACCTTAAGCTGTTGATGTTCTGGAATAACCTTTTGAAGATTGATCGTTAACAATCCATTTCTGAATGTAACTTCACTAACTTCAACATCATCAGATAAGTTGAATCCTCTAGCGAAGGTTCTCGTCGCAACACCACGGTGCATGTACTCCTCTTCCTTGGTGTCCTTCGCTGCCTTGGAACTGATTAGTAGGACGTTTGTCTCCAACGTGACTTCAATCTCATCCTTATCCCAACCAGCAAGTGCCATCTCAATACGCCACTTAACATTCGATTCTTTCACGATATTGTAGGGTGGGTATTGACCTCCTGGGTGATTGTGACCATATGAATACAGTCTGTAAATCACATCGTCCAATCCGACACTGTATCTGTTTACAGCATCAAAAATTTTATCGACATCCTTCGATGTCCATTTGGTAATGTCCATTTGTACTTCTCCTTTAAAAGCGAGACTAGATTGTGAGGACCCTTACGGCATCCACAATTATATATCAAAAAAGACAAAAAAGTGGGGGTCGTGAAACCCCCACAAAAGTAGCGTATATTCCGTATGTAGCGTGTCGCGCACGAAAAGCGACAGAATTATTTAGGTGACCAAAGCTTAGGATTCACCCTGCCTTCTGTTTGCTTCATGGAAACAACACTGCGATACTTGTCCCAGTAGTGGTCAAAGATTTCCACTTTCTTAGAGGAGATGGCAATATCATATTTGACTATGCCATCATCCTCATAAGCTACTAGGTACGCAGTGTGAGGAAGACTTCTGTCTTGCGCTGCGGTTGGATCACAATCTTCATGAACTATTCTAATCTTCACGCCGTTTTCTTTTTACCAATGTTGTACTTACTCTCCAAAGTCCATTCGCCTTTCTCTTTGAAAGACAGAACTTTGATCTGACTCAGTGGTGCTACATCAGCAACAGACTCCTTGACGGAGATAGTAATCAAACCCCAATCAGAGAGGAGTTGGATAATACGATTCCTACGCTGAACATCATTGCTGCTGAGATTTGCTTTCTTGCCATCCAGAGCAAACAGTTCCTTGAAGTGGACGATGTAATACTTACCTTGCTTGTGAAGAATGTGACAAGACTGATAAAGTTTTTTCTCCTTACGAGAAGCAACTCCAATACGAGTCAATGTCTCACGCACTTTAAGAAAGTCATCAGGTTCATTCAAAGAGACTTCCACCATATCTTCGGCAGTCCATTGGACTTCCTGATCAGTGATCGCCATCATCTTTTTCCTCCCATATCATTTTTAGATCTTATGAATTCAAGTTGGTCTTGAGTTAGAAGAGTCAGTGCGATCCGTGCTTTTTCGTTACTATAACCATAGTATCGTTTTACATGCTCAAGATCGTCAAATTTTTCTTTCTTCAACCAAGGGGTAAAACGTTTCCGTTTTCTTACGATATTTATATAAAAATCGTATTGTAATTTTTTGTCAAGGTGAGAGTGGACATTCATCTCATTAGCGAGAAGAATGGTGTCCACAAACCCAGACAAACATCTGTTAACAATGTAAGGAGGATAATCGGATTCTAGAGATGGATCCTCATCCAAGATGTTTCCTTTGGAATAGTTGATACTGTTCAACCAATCTTTAAGTTCAACTGTCATCAGTGGAATACACGAGTGGGACCAGTAACTCCAGTTCCGCTGCTATTGATTTGGTAGATAGCAACAGAACCACTCTTCAGAGTGATGTGGATTTCATTTCCATTAATAATAGCATATTGGGAGTTCGGACAAAATGTACAGAGAACTCCTCGCTTTGTATGATACAAACTGCAGTACCCACTAGGGAGTACACGCACCCCTAAACTTCCCATAATTAGTAAGAATCAATTCACGACGTTGTTTTTGATCCGACATGTATGTACCTGTGGATCGCATAGTATAAGTGTGCTCATAATCATACTGGCACCAGTCAAGAAACCTCTCGATGATATCAGGGTGATCGTTGTAAGAGATCATGACATTACAGAGGCACGAGTCCATAACATCAGCAAATTTGGCATGGTCAAATCCTTTATGCATTTGACCTTTCTTCCCATACAAAAGATCTTTGATATTGTATGGGGGATCAGCATACATGAATGTAAGTTGATCATCAGACTTAAGTTCCTCGTAGGAGAGGTTAGTAATCTTCCAACGTTTAATGATTTGGGAATACTCGTTTAGTTTGAGGATCCCTCGCATTGTGAAGTTGTTGTCGGAGGCTTGTTTGGAGAAGGAGGAAGATTCAGTAAGACCAGAGAAAGAGCACTTGTTAACAATATAAAAAGCAGCAGCTCGCTCTTGGTTAGTTTTTGTTCCGTCATTGATAATGTCCCTTGCTTCTAGAAAAAGTCCATGAGCGGAACCTGGATCTGGATACCTGGACTTTAGTTGCTGGAGTTTGCTCTGGAGTTCAGGACCTTCTTTCTGAAGGGTTACCCAGAAATTATACAGAGGTTCGTATAGATCGTTTACCCAGATAGGAACTTCCTTAGGAAGTCGCTTGGTCATTTCAATGGCAACACTACCACCACCGAGAAAGGGTTCACGATATTCAGTGATATCCCGACTAGGAAGATACTTCAAGAGTTTAGTCAGTGCCCTGGACTTACCACCAGGATATCTAAGAGGTGTCTTCAAAGATTTCATTTTAATTCACAACTCATCATAATCTCAGTATTCATTTCTTTTAATACCTTTCTAAACTCATCCTCAGGAAACGCCATTCTACCAAGATTATATAATCTTCTAGTCAGAACAGTATTGTCATAAGTATATCCAAGTTGATTATCAAGACGCTCAACACTAATTGCTAGTGGATGATGTTTGATGTAGTTATATTCCTCTTTAAGGGGCAAACCAGACCAATAGCATTTTCCATCTTGTTCGTCAAACTTTTTAATCAATAAACCTTCATCCAAAAGAATTTCTTTGACTGGACGATTATTTACTCTGTTTCTACTTTGACTATAAGAAACATTTGCCATCAATTTTTTTGCTGTCTTCAAGTTCATTTGAACTTACACTCCACCATAATCTCAGTCAAAGCTGCCAGAAGGTTGATCTCTTGATCGGCAACGAAAGCAGACTGATACTGGTACTTAGCGATGATGAGAACCGCTTGAGGAATGAATACGGGTTCGAGTACATGATAAAGGTTTTCATAGATCGATCGAAGAACTACATTAGGATCGTTGTCAAGATTGGAATTGACCCACTTACGAGCAACTGAGAACTCTTTGTTCTTCAGTGCATCCATGAGAGATTCCATTCGAACCTCAGCGATGTTCGCCAGAAGTCCTGTGTCAATTGTACCACTAACACTGTAGCGTTGCAACTCATTCAGAGTGCGACGGAAGTCAGGGAAATACTTTTGTACTACTTCTGCAAGAACCTTCGGATCAAACGTAACACCCTCGCCCTCAAGTATAGACCTGATACGGTTGAAGAAGTTTGCAGCGATTTTTTGCTTGTCTGCTTTGCCGATTGAGAAGTCAACGACCGAGCACCTGGAGTGTAGCGGCGCGATGATTTTGTTCTTGTAGTTGCAGGTAAAGATGAAACGGCAATTGCCTGCAAATTCCTCAATAGACGCCCGTAGGAGGAGTTGTACGTCGTGGGTCGTGTTGTCTGCTTCATCAATGATAATAACCTTGTGTTTAGCAGACGACGTAAGTGATACGGTCGAAGCGAATTGCTTCGCATTGTTTCGGACAGTATCGAGGAATCTACCCTCGTCGGATCCATTGATGACATAATAATCTACATTAAGTTCATTACAAAGTGCTTTGGCAACCGTGGTCTTACCAATGCCAGCGGTGCCACAGAGCAGAAGGTTGGGGATCTCCCCAGTGTTAACAAAAGATTGGAAAGTATTCTTCGTTTCTTCGGGAAGAATACAATCCTCAATGGTTTGTGGGCGATACTTTTCAACCCACAGAAAATCATCCTTCATACTTAGAGTCAGGTTCAAGTGCGATAAGGTATTCTAGATCCAGTGTAGCATGTCGGAAGAGCGATGCATTCTGCTTGCTGACAACAACAGAGTAGTCACCAGGCATAATCTTCAGGGTCTCAACCTTGAAGTTGAAACAGAACTGAGCGTCTGTCTCACCAACACTGATAGCATAGTTATTGGAGGTATCGTTCTTCTTGTCACGGACAACAAGGTCAATCTTCTTACCGTCACCAACCACAGACAAGTCCTCAACACCATAAATGGCAGCTGCCTTAGTAATGTTAGCAAGGTCCGACTGGGAGATATGGAAGCAAACATCCTTGGATGGAAGTTCCACTTTCTTGTCGGGAGGAGTTGTGATCACAGAGGGATCAGTAAAGAAGTAACGAGTCTTGTTGCGAGAGTCTCGGATCAGCAGATAACTCTCATTGGAAAAATCAAACTCAGGATCTTTAAACAGAGTGAGTGCAGAAATAAACTCACTGAGATCATAGATAGCAAAGTCCTTAGGAAAGTCTTCTTCTACAACAGCACGAGCGAGAATGTTTTTCTGAATGGAAAGAGTGGAAAGAAGGTTTCCTTTCTTAAAGCAGATCGACTGGTTGATGGAAGAAAAGTTTCGCAGGATGTCGAGGGTGCTCTTAGAAAGTCTCATAGTGTTCACGTTTGGCGTTTTTATCATTAAAGTGTAGCAGAAGAACTGCATAGTGCAGGACCTTCATGATGTCCATACGAGCAGTGCCCTTCTTGTCATAGCGCGAAGCATACTTCAGAATGTTACTCCTACAGAATGCTTCACCGTCTCCACATGCTTCGATCAGATCGAGAGTCTGGATGGCATCATCACCAGCGGAGTAATGCTGACGATATGTGTTAGTGATATACTCAAGAAGTTCACGAACAATAGTATCTTCTTCGTACTTAAACTTCTTTCGCAGAGTAGGTTCAACGTCACCAGAGATAGAAATCGTGGGACTTGAATTGAAATCAACAACAGGATCTCGGTCGTAATTCAAAACAATTTTGTCTTCGTTCATAACGTCATAAAGTAGAGACCAGGAATTAGTCATAGCAAAATAAGAATTCGTTTACAAGTTTCTCTGCTTTCTCCTTCCCAAATTTGCTAGACAGGTAACCACCGACAGGATCAAGATCTTTCATGTACCTGTCGAAGTCGGAGTAGACAGAAGTGTCTGTACCAAGTGGACAACTACATTCTATCATATCTTTGTACTTGGTCAAGTAGCGAGAGAACATCTCAAGATGATCATTCACTTCACTCATCGTACACTTGGCAACATACACATTCTCAGAGAAGTGGTTGCCAGGTTCAAAGAATCGGAATGTGCCTTCTGCCTTGGGTAGATCTGGAACAGAGAAAAGATGATTCTCAACTGGATGCTGGAAGTCAAACACCAAGATAACTTTCTTATCAAAGAAACCCATCAGATCCATCCCGAAACAGGGTAGATTCTCACCCGTCTTTGGATAGATGATGTTGTTATAGATGCAGGACTTTCCATCCCAAATCTCAACTTCCCTGGACTTGAGAACGTATTTGTTGTTATAGATCTTGGCGGAGAGGGAGGTGCCGTTGTCCTCCCAGTCTGCCCAGTCACAAACGTTCTCGAAGTCAGGGAAGGTATTAAAAAGGAGCTTCTTGTACTGATGCCACAGATCCATTGGTTTTCTCATCAAAGTTTACATCAACATCAACCTTGTCATACAACTCCACGAATGCCTGCTTGGTCTCAGCATCAAAGCGAGAGATGCAAGTCTGGATTGCTTTCACCTTGTTTCCAAAGATGGAGTAGGCACGGATGATGTGTACCAGACGACGGGTGGAGATCACCTCATCGATACCACCATCATAGAAGGTCTTGCGGATAATGTCTGCCCAGTCAACCAGACTCTTGCAGAACTCACGATCCTCAACACCAAGATCCAGAGCGATACCCTCAAGGATCTTAAGTTCAGTAGCGACGGTGGGATACTCCTGCTCGAAGGTCACAGGGAACCGCTCAAGGAACGCTTCGTTGAGGACGTTCGTGCCGATAAAGCGACCGTCGTCAGAACCTTTTCCTTTAGTGTTAGCAGTAGCAACCACGTTGAAACCAACAGCAGGACGGACATACTTACCGATCTTTTTCAGGAATACACCCTTGCCTTCCAGTACAGACTGGAGACACAGGATTTTGTTGGAAGCGAGGTCAATCTCATCTAGAAGCAGCACTGCTCCACGTTGAAGAGCCTCCACGACGGGTCCATTATGCCAGACAGTTTCGCCATTAACAAGACGGAAACCACCAATAAGATCATCCTCGTCAGTTTCGATGGTAATGTTGACACGGATCAACTCCCTGTTGAGATTGGCACATGCCTGCTCCACAGAAAGGGTCTTACCATTACCAGAGAGACCAGTGATGAAGACAGGATAGAACTGCTTCGACTGGATGATCTTCTTCACATCAGAGAAGTTACCGAACGGGACATATTGATGATCTTTATCGGGGATAAAGCACTGATCTTCCTGCTCGGGAACTTCGATGGACACAGACTTTTCGAGAACCTCACGCGCTTCCTGGACAGTCAGATTCCAAGTGCCACGCTTAACTTTGTACTGTTCAATCTGACGAGTGACAGTCGGATAAGAAACATTCTTGCTACGTGCAAACGCCTTCACATCAGCAGCACTGACGTGTTGACCGTACTCAGAGCGAAGTTCGTTGACGAAGTTGGACATGCTTGGTTCCCTCATTGGTATGTATATACGATACACGAAAAACCCCCGCTGCTAGACGGGGGTGTGCCAGTTAGGCAAGTGGTCTGACGAACTCCTGACTCACTATGTTGTCCGCATGGAGCATCTGTTTCATGTATTCAACTCCGTCTTGAGGTTTAGTGTGTTCTCCACATGTGAATACATCGCAGACTGCCATGCCCATCTCTGGCCAAGTGTGAATGCTGATGTGACTCTCAGCAAGCATAGCGACACAAGTTACACCTTGGGGGTCAAACTTGTGTGAGTTAAGTGCCAGCAAAGTAGACTGACACTTTACACTTGCATGATAGATTACATCCCTAATGTATTGCTCATCATCTAGAAGAACAGCAGAACAATTTTTCAAAGTAAAAAGAATGTGTCTCATATCCAGTCAGGTTTACGATCGGGTTTACGCAGATAATTTGAAGACACCCAAGGTTTAGATGCAATATACATCTTGTATGCCGTAAGGTCGTCGATACTAGTATCGAGTTTGAACTCGTCTGGCATTGCTCGCGCAAATCCCTCCACGTTACGATAGATAATAATCGCCCTTTTAGTCTTCTGATGGAACAGCTTCTTTGCCTCAAATAAACTATGGGCACAAGCGTGTACCTTATTATATCTGTAAGTGTATTCCGTTGTCAAGGCACAACCATGTACAATTAACCAAGCAAGGTTGTAGATATTATCTGCTGCCCACTTGGTACAAGGATGATTGCGAAAAGCACCACCCTTGGTTTGATACGGTTCTGAATCTTTTCTGGGAACAACACCCCAGTCATGATACCACTTGGAGTATACGATGGAAATCATCTGACAACACTCAAGTGGCATCTTGACTACATGTTTATCAGGGAGGACTTGAGCAGACCTCCGTGGACAAAAGTCCGTTGCGAAAATGTTCATGCAATCTGGGAGATAAAGGAAGAAAGGATTTTCTTGTTTGCTTTCTTACCACTGAGAGACTTCTTAAATGCATTCTTGATTTGTGCTTTGGATGCATCCTCAGCAACTTCAAACTCGGTAGAAGATTCAAGATCCTCACTGCGGAGAAGATAAGACATGGTGTAGGGAGTATGGGGGTTGATGTAAGATTTGTTCTTTTTCCATTCTTGATCAGCACGATTCTGCTGATCATCGGGAACATGACCATACATGTAACGCTTCCAATCACGCCCAGAGAGAAGACGAATAGAGATCATCTCAAACTCAGGGAAACGATCACGGAAGTTTTGAACATACAGATTAGTTTGATCCCAAGAATTAAAATTAAACTTATAGGTCATACCAACTTTGCGATCCCTCAGGTGGCAATTGCCAGTGATAGGACGGCGGTGGATATGAGACTCACCACTCTTATAGTGTACCTTGGAGGAGCGGTGCAGGGGAGATCCTTCACCATCCGTAAGATTGATCACATGGACCTTCTCACACTTACTCTTGACTTTCAGATCAGGAGCAAGTTGCAGCATCGACAGAACACACTCGTTAAGAGGAGTTCCACCCAGACCCATCTTCCTGGGGCAAGGATACTTATTGTAGTATCCACGCTGGAAGGTCTTGACAACCCGATAGAGGTTGCGGCACTGGCGCTCGTGAGTTGAGTTGTTACTGTCACTAGACAGAAGTTCCAGGAAAGAGAAGTCAGGGTGAATCCAGATCTTATTGGATTCCTGGTTGTAGTTCTCACGCCAATAGTCAGAAACAGTTCCCCAAGAATCACTGAAAGCATACACTCGATATGCAATACCAACCTTACGGCAGAAAGAAACTAGAGCAATCAACTGCTTGACAGTGGGAACCATAACATCTGACATTGAACCAGACCAGTCAAGATTAAAGATTAGAGCATGGTTCTTACCCTCCTGAAGGTTGGTCACCTTCTTGAAGAGATCCTCGTTGAACTTATAGGTGTGCAGTTTGGTGCAGTCAAGAACACCAGTGCGACTAGTAGTAGCGCGAGCAAAAGAACTTGCAGACTTCTTCATCTCAAATTCTTTGACCAGATAGTTTACTTCCTGGTTAGAAGACTTCCTGAATTGAGTGTACTCTTTGTCAACAAAAAAGAAGTCTTCTGTGCTGTAACCATTGGTATCCCAGTATCCTTGGCAATGATCATGAACTTCATTGTTAGGAATAACAAACTTAGACCAGTCAATTTTGGGAACTTCAAGATATACATTCTCCTCAAACTCCGACTGAATCTTCTTAGCAATGTCTTTCAGAGACTCAGACAAAGACTCTGCAGTCTTGATCTCAGTATCATCTGCGGGACCATCACCACCACTTTCAGTCTGCTCAGACTGCCCAGAGGACTGGGGTGCGCTATCACCAAGTTCATCACCATCACCATCAATATCATCACCACTCTGCTGATCAGAAGGCTGGTCACTGAAGTCGCTGCCACCACCAGCAGTAGAGTTGTTGGTATTCTTGTTGGTATCAATCTCTTCGTTGGCATTCTCCTTGGCATTTTCTTTGCAGTGCAGGTACAACTGCTCAGCAAGAACCAACGTGTCAGAGAAAGTCTCTAGAGCGTTGCAAAGGTCAATGAATTCTTTCTCAGACTCAGAGAAGGAAACGTCAACAAAGTGACCGATCTTGTAAAAGATATTGATGCGATCTGCAAGATTGTACTTGCTGATATCTTCGCCTTCAATAGAGAAGAAGTCTTCCTGATTGAGGAGGTTGTATCCGTTGTAGAAAGTCTTAGCAAGACCAGCGTAGCGACGCTTCATCAACTTCTCTACACGAATGTCCTCAATGATATTGACATACTGTAGAGGAATCTTACCCTCAAAGGACCAGTCGTTAGGAGTGTAAAGGGCATGACCGACCTCGTGGGCAATCAGAGAGTCCACGATCACAGGGTTGGTCTGCCAGATGGGCAGAGTCAGGACACGGGTCTCCACGTTGAACTGAGCGGTCTCAACGCCACTGTGCTCTACAGCGAGGTCTTCTTGAGCAAGCAGACGGGCAAGAGCATCTTTGACGTTGTTCATGGTGGTTCCTCAGATGCATATACAATAAGACCCCCGACGCTTGTCGGAGGTCTTGGTGTGACACTTTTTAAAGTGGCGCAGGGCTTCACGCCTCGCCCTGAGTGCCTGAGGTTTTAGGCGGCGCTTTTGGTCTTTCTTTGAGTGGTGTTGCCAGTTTGGTACGTTCATTGTCCTTACGCATGTCGTTGTGCAGTTGCACTGTAGCATGGAGTCGCTTGAGTGCCTCAATGGTCTCAGGAGTCTCTTCCCATTCCCAGGTGTCTCCAGATTGTACAACAGTGGTTCGCTTAGTCATAAAACATTCCTTTTTCATTCATGTATGTCAGGGTTTCTTTCATATTCCCGACATGTTTACTATTCAAAGCAACTTGGGGATAGGTTGCTTCAGATCCAAACTCCATACGAAATTGTTTATCACTAAAGTCAACACCCAAGAGATACTCAAGGTATTCACCCCCTAATGATTTAAGCAGCATTCCCATGCGCTCACATTCTTGACTACCGTTTGAGTAAATTACTGCTGTTAATTTATCAGTCACGTTGTCTCCAATCATCAGATTTATCTTGTTTGAACCAATCTACGATTTCATCTGCACTCTTGAATCCACTTCTATAGTTTGATGGATCAGGATCTCCCAGTCCCATCTTGTTCATGAAATCGTCCATACTACCCTCAACCATTTCAGGGTTAGCAGCTTTACGTCTTGCCTTATTCAACCATTCACGAGCAGTGGTATGAGACTTTGCTAATTTCTCTGCCCAGATAATATCCTCAAGACTTACTTGCTCACCGAGGATAATCTTACGACAGATCTCCTCAAGGCGCAAACGATATGCAGTAGATAGCATATTACTATTCCGATAGGTAATGTTCCAGTTGATTGATCCTGGTGAATTCCAAATACGCTAATTCAGAACGATTGTGGAGGATGGTTTTAATATCATCCACGATAGACGTAGGATCTACACCATCATCTAGATAAGTATCAATGGCTTCTTTCAGGTATCTGTACCTGTGCCATTCAGGTGAGTATGGTTTGTACATAACAAAAACTATATAGAGTATTTATTGATCCTCTATGATTGTAGAGAAGTTTTGTTTCTTCTCTACCTTCAAGATTCTTTCAAACTTATCTTGAAGAACGTCTGGTTTATGGGAGATAACAAAGACGTTTGTATTCTCTGAGAATGTTTTCAAGATTTTCATGAAGTCGTCTGTGCCCGAGGTGTCAAGACTACTATCAAAAATCTCGTCAAGCATAAGAAGGTTAGTATTAGCACTGTTCTTCATCTTAGCAATAGTTCGCCAAGTGAACAGAAGAGCAAGATCAATACGCATTTTCTCACCTTCAGAGAACGAAGCATAGGAGAACTCATCTCGGAACCTGGACTTAATCGTCTCTTCAAAATTCTCATTGAGTTCAAAAGAAACGTAGAAGTCCAGTTCTTTGAGATATCGATTGATCAACTGGTTCATCACTGGCAAATACTTTCTGATGATACCTGCCTTGATTCCAGTATCTTTGAGCATACCAGTAACAACCTCGTGGTTGTCTCGGTTATGCTTAGAGGTAGAGAGATGATTTTCAATCTCCATACCTTCTTTGGCAAGATCTTTGATCTTTGCCAATTCCCTTTTCAGGTTTGCCCCGCCACCTTTTTGTTTTTCAATCTCCTTTTCAAGATTCAAAATCATACTCTCCTTCCAACTAATTTCTTTGTTGTTAGAAGTAATCTGACTGTTGATCTCTTGAAGTTGTTTGAGGAGATCTTTCTTTTCTTGTAACTTAGCAGCAATGCTACTAAGTTTTTGATTTAACTCTTCACTTGCAGTGTCGAGTTCTGTCATGGATACGTAAAGACTAGCGGTCTTTTGTTCTCTAAATTCCTCAGTGATACTTTGCTTGCAAGTAGGGCACATATCGTTCTCCTTAAAGAACTTATGATCGCACCTCAATTTTTTATATTTGTCTTGGAACTTAGATTCGTAGATTTTGAGTTTACTATACTCATCATCTACAGTATCACACTCATCGAGTTTAGTCTGTAACCCAGAACACAATACGCTCTGATCTTCATTGAAGACAAGGAGAGATGTGATCTCATCCCTAAGTTCAGTGATGCTATTAGCACGTTGAACGTTACTCTCTTTGGATTGCTCCTTAAGATCCTCGATGAATCTTTGCTGCAGTTGCACCTTCTCCTTAGCAATCTCCATCTTGTAATCAAGATCACGAATCTGTTCCTTGATAACTTTGATGCGATCCTTAAGGATTACATTCATCGTAGAGAAGATCTTGATATCAAGCAAGTCTTCAATAACTTCTCTACGATGTGCAGGTGCAAGTTGCATGAATGGAACAAACGTGGATGATCCGAGGATTACCACCTGAGTAAATGACTTGTAATTTAACTTCAGAATGTTTTGTTCCAGTGACTTCTGCTGATCTACAGCAGACGCCTCTTGGTTGAGCATTTGTCCATTGAGATAAATCTCAAAGACATTTGGTTTGATTCCACGACGAACAAGATATTCACGAGAACCTACGTTGAACTCAACCTCAACCAAACAATCCTTTTCGTTGATTGCATTGACCAGTTGTGGTTTATTGATCTTACGAAAAGGTTTGTTGAACAAGGCAAAGCAGATAGCATCCAACACAGTAGACTTACCTGCTCCGTTTGTACCAACGATCAGAGTGGAGTGATTGCAGTCAAGGCACATCTCCGTAAAAGCGTTTCCAGTCGAAAGGAAATTCTTCCAACGGATAGACTTGAAGTGAATCATAATAAGACAAAAATTAATCTTCTCTGGGTGGTATTACTATATCATCAGGAGTAACAATATAGTAGGGATGACCGTGCTGCTCGCAAGCTCGCATAACATTACGATCTTCCACTTCCACTACTGACATTTCTGGAAAGTCATCTGCTTCCAGAAGACCAGCATAGCGCACTGCGTCGTCTTTGTCAAGGAAGAGGTAAATGACCTTCTCACCGTTTTCGTCAGTAATGGCGTATGCGCCTTCTTCTTCCTTACCAAGCAACGCTAAGATAAACATCAGACTAACTCCAGTGCTTCTACATAGAGAGATTTAAGAATGTCCTTCACACCATTTTTATCATGGTGTCCGAGATCGTCAACATAACGCTCTAAGATAGTTAAGGTATCTTCAGTCTCGATGTCAATCTCTTCTTGTAGATCTGCTTCAAAAGAAGGATCTTCGATTACTTTGACTTCGTGTACGCCAGCAGCATAGAGTTGTGCAATGAAGAAGTCAAACTTATGTGAGTCTGTCTTCTTCTCTACGACAATCTTAATAAACTTCTTAGCGTAATCTGCGTATGCAAACTTAGAACTATTTACCTTCGTTTCGTTGTAATAGATCTTATCGTAAATCTCAAATGGATTTAAGATGTGCTCTCGCTCTAGGGTGTCAGTGTCGAAGATGTGGAATCCACGGGGATCTTTGTAGTCGTTCCAGTAGATTTGGTAGGGGTTCCCGAGGTAGTGGACGTTTCCTCTGGAAGATCGGTGATGGTAGTGACCAGACATGACCGATTTGAACTTCTGAAATAACTCGCTGCCCATACCGTTTTCCATGATGTGCCCTCGATGAGCTTCAAATCCGTTGAGCTCAAGGTGCCCCATCGCACACTCGCAATTTGTTTTTTCAATAAGTTCGAAAGTCTCTTCAGCATTTTCTTGGTTAATCCAGGGAACAAATAAAATACCAAGACCACCAATGTTAACTTCAGTAGGTCTTGAGTATATCTTAATATTATCATACTGCCCTAGTACGTTGTCTAGGGTATTGATTTTGTTGGTATCTTTAAAGTATGCAGTGTGGTTACCAACAACAGAATAAACATTTACGCCCATCGCATTCAGGCGATCGTAGTAGTTCTCTCGTGCCCATTGAATAGACCACAGATCAACATTCCTACGGTTGTCAAAGGTATCACCAAGATCAATAACAACCTTGATCCCGCGTTCCTCTAGCGTAGGAAAGAATACCTCATTGTAGAACTTCAGAAAGAAGTCATGGAAAATTCTACTAGACTTCCTTGCACCAAAGTGCTGGTCAGTGATGATCGCTACTTTCATAATTATCTAAAGAGGGGAGGTTGTGCTGCAAGATCTCTACAGAAGAAAGATATTGTCAGACGATCTTGTTTCTTACCAAATGTTTTTGCACCGTGAAAGGTGTTGCAATTAAACAACATCATTCTATTATACACGTTTTTGACTTCCATTGTCTCCTCATACTGAGACTGGATCAAATGCCATGCCTGTTCATATTCCTCGTCGGATACTTCCTGACCAGTATAGAATTTTTCCTTTACTGAAAGGGCAGAATAGATTTGACTAGACCACCCTTTCTTTTGTTTGTAAATTGATGTTCCAGTATCTTTCTCTGGATGTTTGTTCAAGTAGATGATGCCACCAAAGGCAGTCATTCCCTTGTCCACATGAATCCAACCGCGATTTTTTGGATCATATTGATGATTGGAATATGGAGAAATCAATTGAAATGCAATCTCAAATTCCCAGTGAGGTGGAATCTCTGGATGAAATAAAGACATGATCTTTATACATGTCCAGTCATACAGAGTTCTATCTAGTTCCCAAAGTTGTCTAGTTCTTTTACCTGGCCAACGTCCATCGTCAGAAGGGAAGAACTCTTGCTCCATAGCAAAGTCAACTACCTTATCGGGGTCCTCAAAGAATCCATCAACAACAGTAATCGGATACATTACAGTTTGCCACCAACAACACCATCATTCAATACTCTACTCTCACCCCAACCTTCTTGAAGACCTTTCAAATAAAACTGAGTCATACGAATGCAAGTTTCCTTAGACAATGCAGTGACTAACTCTTTACCATCTTTGTCTGCACTGTGCCATATCTTAAATTGCGTTTCATAAACACGGAAGCAATCATCAATCCATTCATACTCACTCATTTAATTCTAATCTCCACGTTCTCTTTGATGGTATTGTAATCAGAAGAGGAATCATTGTCATCGGAGTGGAACACCTGTTCATATCCAGACTTAAGTAAGATCTTATTCTTTACTTCAAGTTGACGTTTTTCTTTCTGGATTCTCCTGAGGAAGGCGTAGTAAATAATCTGCGTGAAGTACGCAAAAGGATTATTGGATTTCTCTGGTTCAAAATTATGGATGTACTGAACACAGTTTTCAATACCATCACAAATCATATCTTCTCGGAACATGTAGTTCACGAAGTTTGGTTTGTATGAGAGGTGAGTAGCAATCTTTAGAAAACACTCGCCAAGGTAATTCGTGATCTGGGGTTTGCCTTCCCAATGCTTTGAGCGATCTTCTTTAGTAGGCTTTCTACCATTCTTCTTTAAGAAGTCTGCTTCCACCCTGGACCGATAGACGATCAATGCGTCTAAAAAGTCTTTGTTATTGACGTAGTGTTCTGATTTTGCGGTTCTCTTTGTCATTCATACATTCTCTTGATTCCTTGACATTAGTGTAGCAAATCGGACTGCATAAGTCAAGGGGCTTGACAGACCTCTCAATTCCTTGTACAATAACCCTGTGGAGGGTTCAAAGACTAATAAGCTTTAATTAGCTTTGAATAACTTTTCGAGTAGATCTCTACACTCATCTACAGTTCCTATTCTTCCAAACTCATCAGATCCCGTATAGTTCAATTCTTCAGAATCTCTATTGAGCTTCCTTAGAGCAAGGGTGTAAAAGATTTGTACTTCAGGACCAACCTCTACAACGGTAATGATCTTTTCTTTTGGAATGATAAAGGTGCTTTCGTTTGAGAACTTCATCCAAGGACCAATCTTGGCACCTTGTTTCTTACCCAGTGTTACCTCTTCTACTTCGATAGGATTCTCTACAATGATGTATTCTCCATCTTCATCGTAAACAGGACATACTGTTGCTAGAAGTTCTTCACCTGTGACAAGTTTAATAGCACCTAGAAATTCTTCATCTGGCATCTTACTTGTTTCCAATGCGGACATCAATAAATTCATAATCAAAGTTTTCTTCATTATAAATTTTTACTCTTTCAACTAAATGATTTAGGGTATAGTTTTTTCTAGAACCTTTGGACATATTATCAGCAATATCATAGAGAACTGCTTTTCTTTTATTCTCACCCCTTCTGAGAACGCGCCCGATCGATTGTAAATTTCTGATTCTAGATTTGGATGGGGAGGCAAACAAAACATTATGTAAGTTTTTAATATTGATCCCTGTACTAAATGTTCCGTATGATGCGACGATAATAGCGTTAGATGTAGTCTCTGCGATTTGTCTAATGTTCTCGCGGTCTTCTACGTCAACTCCCCCGTGTACAAGAAAAACAGGACGTTCTTCTCCTACCTTGTTATTTATGAGTTCGAAAAGTGGGATACCATGTGCGTCAACATAGTTGAACAATACAAGAGTATTGCCATCTAAGTCGCATACAAGATTGCGAATAAATTTATTACGTTGCTCACAATTGACTAAGTAATCAATCTCGTCATGGTAGGATTCAAACTCAATAGGATTGTGCTTAAGGATGAGGACTTTAATCTCAAACTCAGACAAGTGCCCTTCACGGATTAACTTCTCCGTCTTAGTAACACGATCAACTGTTCCAAATACACCTTCAAGAACAAGGCGATTTGTTTGTGTGCCGTCCAGAGTTCCTGTGAATCCAACGCGATATTTGCAGTCATGAAGTTTGTTCATGATGCTGGTCAGAGACTTTGCTTTGAAGAGGTGTGCTTCGTCTCCAATCACCGCACCGAAATCATCAAAGTAACTCTTTGGTAATTTGTAGATACTTTGCCAAGTTGTAATTACAACATCCTTCTTGGACATTGGTGACTGTCCACCATATACCTTGTGGCAGTGGTGCTTTGCATTCCAACCATAATCTTCGAAGTCACGATGCATCTGTTCCACCAGAGATGTGGTGGGAACAACGATCAGTGTCTTCAGATTCTTTGCTTCGAAAAAACGTGTCAGTGCATAGATCATCAAAGACTTACCCGATCCAGTCGGAGACAGGAGAAGTTTTCTTCTGTTCTTTAGTGCTTCGTAAATCCCTTTGTACTGATAATCTCTTGCTTTGAACGGAAGGTTCAAAGACTTCATGAAGTCGCCTACTCCTTCGGGTGTAACGAACTCATCCACCTCTGATGGAAGTCCGTAAAATTTGTTGTCCCGATATACGTATTCGTACCCCCTCTCCTTGCAAAATGAAGTAACGTAAGGGAGAAGACCAACATAAATCTCGCCTGTACCTGGGGAGAATAGTTTAATTTTGCCATCCCAGAACCTCTTCTTGTACGCTGACATGAACTTTGCTTGAGGAACCTCAAACGTAAACTCATCTGCTAGTTCATAGTAGACATGTGGTTCAGCGTTAATCCTCAAGTAAACTTCGTTCTTCTTTTCAATGATTACACTAGATTTCATATCCTTTCAAAAACTTGGCAAACTCAATCGCATTCTTAATATGAAAAGAACGATTGTTAATTGCCGTGAGGATGGTCTTTAGAGCATCGACCATCTGGTTGTAATACTTTAACTTGAGGACTGCCTTTTGATATTCTTCGTCAGAGTCAAGATAGATTGGTACATCTTGCTTGAGAAGTTTAAAGTGGAATGGCTTCTCCGACTTCCCTGTATAGTATTCCCACCGATCACGGTAGACTTGTTTCACTGTTAGTTCTTGTTGATCCCTAAGGGTCGAGAACGAATTGTAAAGTCTTAAATATTTAGCGTGTAATTTAGGAATCGCTAACGAATCATGATCTAGTTTCTCATCATCTAAGCGGGAATCTTTTTCCCACATATCATCAAGTAATTCAAGGTTCATATAATAATGCCGCTTTCATCAGTGATTTCGTATAGAGTATACTTGAAGTTGACTTCTGCCGTAAAGTAATTGATATCTGTTGCGGAAGAATCAAAGTCAAGTGTAGTTAGACTTGTGGGGAAGATATTGTAGAAATTAACAGAAGAGATGACGTTGTAATTGCTGTTGAGAATTAGTAAGCGTGCATCGCTCATTTGTTTGGAGAATTTTGTCATTCTCCCTTTCTCATCTACACTGTTAATGTATTCGTAAAAATCTTCAAACTCTTTAGGGTTGGATAAACCTTTCAACCACTTATAGATTTCATAGTAGTTGTCAAGGTTTTCATTTACGAGGAAGGTAAGTCTCAAATCCGAATATGTGATCTTGTCACCTGGGACCTGATAGTCTTTGATTGGAGTTTCAATATTCCTTACACCAATTTCTACCTCAGGAATAGATGCCCTTTGACAGAAGAAATCCACGTTGGGTGTTCTTCCAATCACAAACTTGAATCCAACTGGGGATAGGAAGTTTTGATTGCTTGGGGTAAAAATGTTTCCGTCGTATGCCATTGTCTAATGGGACTCCATCAATGTATTTAGGGGCATAAAAAAAGAGGGACCGAAGTCCCTCTCGAAGAGTATGTGAATTAGATCACATCAGGTTCTTAACGCGAACACGGCGATAGTAAGCGTTAGCAGAGATGTTGCTGCTATGCTGAGGATCGCTATTAGCCAGTGGGGTCAGACCCTTAGCAAATGGGTTCAGGACCATGCCGTAGCGGGTCTTGAAGCCAATGCGAGGCTGGAAGGTGTCCTGACCAATTGCGCGATACATTTGGAGAGGAACATATGGGCAATAGAACAGACCTGCGTCATA